CATACCTTTAATATCCACAATGTCTCTGTATTTTTGTACTTGTTCTTCTTTAAGTTGTTTAGCTGTTTTTTGACCTTGTGTGCTTGTTGATGCAGCACCCGTATCAGTTAATAGTTTTTCTAGACCGCCTGGAGGTGGTGGACCTTGCATTTCTAAATCTTCATCTGATTTAGGTGTACCATCTGGATAAAAATAATATGCAGCAGCAGCTATTGTTATAGGATCTTTTGCAGTAGACCAAATAGCTTTACCTGCTTTTTGTGTTAAGCCAACTGCTGTTGGAGATGTTGCTCCTTTATATAAACCTACTGCTAATTTACCGGATGGTGTTCCTGCTAAATAACTACCAACTGGAGTAGGAATAAATCCTTCTCCCATTGCTGGTCCTGCTGGTGATGTCTTTGCTGGAGTTCTTGTAAATTTAACACCGCTATAAGAACCCGATGAAGGTATTCTTACACCTCCAGCTCGCGAAGCTACTAATTTACCTGGCACAGAAGATCCAACTGGTCCTTGAAACTGTGTTGGTTTAGCAAAGAAATTTCTAACAGCTCCTAATCCTTGTTTTGCATATCTTGCGGCTGCTGGAAGAGCTCTTGCAGCACCTACTCTAGCTGCCGTTAATGCTGCTGGAACTGCTGCACCTGCTAAAAAGAAAGCGTGATGTTCTCTACCATTTGTTTTAGGATATCTTTGATCTCCCACTAACCCCATACCTGCAGGGCCACCATTTTTTCTAGGTTCCCTGATGCCTGACATAACACCCTCTTTGATAGGGCCGCCGTATCTAAACATTGGTCTGTTTAATGGTTTCATAATTACCTACTTAAATATTTTTCCGTACAATCCACCAACACCTAAAGCTGTAGCTAATGCAGTTGAAAAAGGACTTGCTGCTTGAGGTTCAGCATATTGAGGAGCTGCAACTCCACCACCTAATCCAGTTAATGCAGAACCGTATTGTGATAATCTTCCATAAGGTTCGTAAGCTGCAGTTTGTGCTGCTTGTTGATCCGCTCCTAATTGAGCTTGAGTTAGACCTTGTCTTAATGCACCAAGAGATCCTAATGCAGAAACGTCTTGACCCATACCTTGTCTTTGAAAATTAGATAAACCAAATTGTTGACCTGCTTGTTGTCCAAACGCACCTGCTAATCCTGTTTGCATATTTGCAATAGATCCTTGATTAGCAAAATTTTGTTGTGCTAAATTTTGTGCTTGACCAAATCCTGATTGTAATAACTGTGCCTGTAGTGCTGCTCTATCTGCTAGTCGATCTGATTGATACTGACCTAATTGTGCACCTTCTCTGCCACCACCAAAGTTACCAGACATAACAGCTTGGTCTCTAATAGCTTGTTCGCCTGCTGCTCCTTGTCTATCATACTCTGCTAAAGTTGTATCAATAACTTGTGTTTGATAAGGAGACATAAATGGTTGATATGCTTGAGCCCCGGTTAACGCACCAAGACCACCTACAGTTGTAGCAGCTGCTCCTAATTGTCCTGCACCTGCTGTTTGAGCTTGTTGAGCTGCAGATAAAAATGGTTGATAAGAACCTACACCTTGTTGTGCAATGTTAATTGCTTGTGTTTGTAATGGATCTTCACCAGCAACAAATTGTCTACCAGTAAATTTACTTGTATCAATAGGTGCCGAGTAAGTGGCCGTTGCCTGTGTTGCGTAATCTTTTATCGCCGGTTCTATAAAATCTGAAATTGCCATTATATCATCCTTGATTGTAACATTTGTTGTTGGTCATACATTGCTTGCGCACCTTCTAATCCTTGTGAATCCTCAGAAACTTCTCCACCTTGTTCTAAGTTATTCATTAAATTTTCCATAACTTCAGCGCCTTTATCTATATCGCCGCCTCCTGCATTTCTAACAGCATCTGCAGTAAATACAAATTCATTTTTTGATAATCTAGCAGGTACATCATCAGCTTTTTCTTTTTTACCCATTGCTACAAAACCACCTTCATTTCTAAAATCTTTTTCCATGCCGCCCATGTCAATCATTTCTTCTGCTACTTCAGATTCCATGATTCCACCTTCTTGTTTACCCATTCTTCCGCCATCAGCAGCCATAGCTACTGGCTGTTCCATACCTGCACCTTCTGGTTGTTGGGATGCTTGCATTACTGCTTGTACAAATTCTTCAAAAGATAATGTGCCACCTTTGTTTTTGTATTTAACAAATTCTGCCATTAACATTTGTTCTGCTTGTGCATTACCTGGTTCACCACCCATGTTTAACATAGCTCTACCACCAGCTGCTGCATAAAAATTTGGTTGTACGTATTGTTTTTGTGGCATGAACGCTAGATTTTCTCCACCAAGACCTCTATAAAAATCTCTTGCACTTTGTCTAATACCACCAACATCTATTTGTTCCTCTACTTCTTCTTCAACTTCTTCAGGAGCCATAGCATTTGCTATAAAAGGTGCTGCAGTTGCTAAAGCACCTGCTGTAAGAAATGCATTCTTACCACTAAAATTACCACCAAAAGGATTTAATGAACTAAGAAAACCTGGAGCTTTTCTTTGAAGAATTTGATTACCAAATTTGTCTACACCAATAGCTTTAGGTGCAAACCTACTTGCAAGACCTGCTTTAGCTGCAGCCATAGTAGCACCTATTCCTTGTTGTCCGAATAAACCTGTTGCTGGTCCACCAAAACCGGCTCTACCAAATAAACCACCTATACCTGTTCCAGGTACACCAAATGCCAATGCACCAGTAATAGCTGCTTTTCCTATAGGACTTTTAACAATTTTCTTAACACCACGTACCGCTTTCTTAACGATACTTCCTAATCCGTAGAGTTGTCTGGGTTCTTGCATTCTAGAAATTGCCATAATTTTACCTTAATCCTTTGTTTTACTTGGTTTTTGAAAACAAATCAAGAGCAGGCATTATAACTTTTACATCTTGTGCCATGTCTTCATCCTTAAAACCTTTGTTTTCCCAGTCTTTTCTTTCTTTAAAAGTTTCACCAGTTTTTTTATGTCTATAAGTAGTCTCTACTTTTGCTTGTTTTATTTCCATTAATCTACCTTTTCTTTTAGTATGTTTAGATAACTAATACCAAACACTACGCCATCAGAAACCGTTCCTGCAGTAATATAAGAAAGAGAAGTGCCTCCTTCTACAATAAGTGGTAGAGTTAATATTTCTACACTTGTAGCAGCCACTAGTGTTTGTGTGTTAACAATCTCAAACGCATTGTTTTTAATAGTTACTGTAGGTGTATTTGATCCTGATTTATTAGTAACTCTTAAAGATTTAATAATGATAGTTTCATTTACACCAGGAGATAACATGTTAACTGTTTCTGCTGCTGTCGTTGTCTTACCATAAAATTTATACTGATTTACTACTGCCATTATTCTAAAAAGAAACTTTTAGCTTCTATCTCTTGTTTAACTTCATCTTGAAATGAAGAGTTTAATTTTGTTATTACGCCGTCAAGATCTCTTACTAATGATTGTAAGTTAGACCTGCTATATTCTTCTTCAGCTCTTGTTAATGATTGTACAATTTTAGCCACTAAGCTCCTCCCTCTCCATATGGATTTTCTTCGTTTATAAATCCAAATGTGCTATCAGGGTTACCTAATTGTGTAGCAATACCTTTATCCATAACAAGAGGTGGTTGTAAACTTTGTAAGTAAGTTTTTGCATATGGAAGATCTGGACTAACTTCGTCTACTAAAGTTGTTTGATCTTCTTCTTCAATTGTATTTGGATTTTTCATATTGTTATAAAAATCAGCTAACGTAGAGGAGTTTTTAAAAGTTCTAAAAGCTCCTGGTATTGAAGTAATGCCTCTACTAATAAGACCAAAAGCAGGATTTATAAAACCTAATGCACCACTTATTATATTTCCTATACCAAACGGACCCCGTCTAGATGTAAAATTACCTATGTCTGATCTTTCATTATACCCAAGATTTTGAGCCTGTCTTTGTTCTGCTTTTTGCATAATCTCTTGTTGATTTCTTACTCTTGCATCAAAACCAGATTGAGTTTCATTTGGTCCTCTACCAGAAAAACCTCTACCTTCCATAGCTCCGCCTCCAGCTTCTGTATCACCCCCAGAAGCACCAGCACCACCTGTATCTCCAAAACTATCTAATGACATAATTCCTGATGGACCCATGTTAGGACCTTTAGCTAATGAACCATGTATGTCTTTTTTAAGTATTAAATCTTTTTCCGCTTTTGTAATGTAAGCTAATTCTGTTGGAGGTGCGTCAGGACTAGATTGCCATTTTCTAGGTGCAACAACTTGTGGTTGCTTACCTAAATAGTTATCTACTCCTCCTTGAACAATTGGTTTTTTTGCCATTATCTTCTTCCTCCAGGATGTATGTCTAATCTAAATGTACCTAGTTTCCAATCTTCACTTGTAGTTGTATTTGCAACTTCTAATGCAATTTGTCTTGCTCTAACTCTTATATCTTTTTTAGTTGTAGTTGGACTACATGAAAAAGATGTGGTTGTTTGAGCACTGTTAGGATATAGTCTTGTTTTAAATTTAATTGCAGTGTTACCTGTTTGACTAATAAAGTCTGGTATAAATCTACTTATTCTCATAATAAACTCCCCGTCTCCTCTAAGGTCTGGCATTCCAACAGTTTGTCCTGTGTTACTTCTTCTTTGAGTAATGTCAAAATCACCAGATATAATACTACCTATGACTGCAGTAACTGCACCACCGGCATTAATTTGATCTGTGCCTTTTTCTTGTTCATAGTATATAGTAGTTCCGTCTGTATTACCAATAACATCTGAAGATGCATTGTCAGTAGGTGTATAATAATTTGCGTGAGGTCTATCAAATACAGCCGAATCTTGCCACGCTGCTCTAGGTAATGTGCCTGTTGTCCATATAGGACGTTTTACAGAAGAATCTAAATAATTATAAGTAACTACCCTGTTAATTTGATCTGATGCAGATGTGCAATAAAACCAATTAACCTCACCAAATAAATTATTTAATCCAGCATTAATAAGATCTCTAGAGGTAGAATTTATGTCGTCATAAACATGGTCTTCTACTAAACAAGGCATAGATTTTAATTGACCATCGTATTGAAAGAACCCATTTTCAGACATCCAGTAAGCTGTGCCGTCTACTTCTATACATGCATTTTTACCAAACAATCCACAGTTAGTCCCTACTTGTTCAAAAGAAAAGGTAAAAGGTTGTCCTACAAACTTCATAAGAAACAAAGCAGTATCGGTCCATACATAAATAGAATCCCTACCTTTGATAGCACCCATAATTTTAGAACCATCAGCAAGTCTTTGTGTTCCTGCGGTATTGTCTGCTCGTACAGTATAAGAAGTTGTTTGATCAATACTCTCTTGAGAAGAGAATCTTATAAACATATCGTCTTGTGTAGTTGTACTACCAACCGTTGTTTCTGTTCCAAAAAATATTAAGTGTCTAGATGGTGCAGAAACTAATACGTGACGTGATGCAGTTGGTGCATTCGGTAATAAAGTTGCTCTGGTATTAACAGCTCCTACTGCAGCTGCATCCCATTCAAAACAAAAACTATTATATATTAATGCAATTAATTTTGTACCGTAGTTATCTAAAATCCATAAACCTGGATCAATTGTAAAGTCAGCAGAAGATGCTTCACCCCATGCCACATAGTCAGATATATTTAAAACACTTGCACCACTACTGTGTCCTGCTTTAGTAGTACCATTAACTTCTCTTGCACCACCGCTTAAAATATTTGTTGTAGTATTATTAGCTGCAAAGCTTATATCTTCTGTTCCTATTCTAATTTCTCCTGATGAAGGAAAAGCTGCTGAGTTAGCTACGGGAATATCTGTTACAGTATCGTTAATAGTAGAAGCTAAAGTTGTAGTTGCTGCTCCTAAAGCAATACCACCAAATAAACCTGTACCCCAACCATAACCCCCTAATTGTTGTGCGGGTCCTACGGTATAATAACATAGTACAGAAGCTGAACCTGCGTTAGTCATAGGAGTCCCTGTTTCCTGGGCCTCCATTGTAATAGTAAAGGTCTTTGAAGTAGGAACACTTGCTACCATGTATTTTACATCTTCAAAGGTTGCATCAGTGTAGGTTGATGATGCCGGCACACTATTTACACTATCAAATAAAACAATATCTTTTTCTCCTAAGCCATGGTCAGAAGAACTTGTAACTG